ATCGGCGGGAAGATAGCAATTAAAGAAGCGATGAGGCAGTCTAATGTCTCCCCCAAAGACTATTCTGTATTGAACGCTCACGGTACAGGCACTGTATTAGGCGACCCTATTGAGTATAATGTTCTTCGTCATTTCTACGATTCTGGTAAAATTTATAGCAACAAAGGGCAGATCGGTCATTTGATGGGTGCTAGTTGCCTCGCTGAGTTGGTCCTTGGTGCCGAAGCGATGCGAGACGATATGGTTCCAGGTAATGCAGGGTTACAAGAACCATTTCCCAATGATGGACACTTTGAGTTTATGTTCTCTCCCCAAAAATATTCTTACGATCACATGATGAAAACAAGTTTTGGATTCGGTGGTCGTTGTTCAGCAGTGAGTGTGAGAAAAGCATGATAAGTCTCTGTATTCCATATTACGAAGATCCAAATAGACTTCGTGGTATACTCATGAATGACTGGATAGAGTTATTCGATGAGGTAATCATAGTTGATGACGGTTCCGTTAATTATCCAGCAGAACCAATCATTAAAGAATTTGAAGACGAGGGCATTTTCTGGTATGCTAATTTATCTCTCTATCGAATAGACGTTGACTTTGGGTTCAATGCTCATGGTGCTAGAAATCTTGCTGCACAAGAGGCAACAGGCGATTGGTTGTTCTTCATAGACGTTGATGTGGAGTTGACTGAGGGGTTTACTAAAGAACTCCTCGAGAGAGTCCAGAGCACTCCGGAGGGGAGTTTTATAGTTGCTTCCCTACTTGGCGGAGACGCTGGTAATATCTTTTGTGTTAGAACCGAGGACTTCTGGAGAGCAGGAGGATACGATGAAGAACTTAGAGGATACCATATGGGCGATAAAATCTTCAGAGAGAGGTTAGATCAAATTTGCACTCCAGAATTAACTGAAAACAATCTCCCCTGCAATCGTATGGGCAGGACAGTATACACTGATGACACTATTACAGGAACCTACTATCCTGATGACCTCAGCGTTGTTCAGAGAGACCAGAAGCACATCAAAGATATTTTAGAAATGGTCTGGAAGAGGAACAAATCCCAGAGTGAGTGGGCGAGCATCCCCACCATAAATTTCGATTGGCGTAAAATCTACTAATGCTATATTTTTTGGTGGGGGATTAAATTCCCCCTTGCTTTTTTATTTTATATCAGTATAATAGTGTACTGTACTTGAGATTAATCTATATTATGGAGTTTCATCTATGATGAATGAATTGTGGTGTGAGAAATATCGTCCAAAAACTATCTCTGAGTGTATTCTCCCTAAGCACCTAAAAGAAACCTTCAAAGAAATAGTCGCCACTGGCGAAGTCCCAAACATGCTCTTCACTGGCACAGCAGGTCTTGGTAAAACGACCGTTGCTCGTGCCATCTGTAACGAACTTGACCTTGACTACATCCTGATCAACGCTTCAGAGTCTGGTAACATTGACACTCTGCGTGGAAAGATCAAACAGTTTGCCTCAACTATCTCTCTGGGCGGAGGTTACAAAGTCGTAATCTTAGATGAGGCAGATTACCTGAACGCGCAATCAACCCAACCTGCCTTGCGTGGATTCATAGAAGAATTCTCAAAAAACTGTCGGTTCATCCTCACTTGTAACTTCAAAAATAAAATTATTGAACCATTGCACAGTCGTTGTGGTGTGTTTGAATTCAACACAACCAAAAAAGATATGGTAATTCTTTGCCAACAGTTTATGAAGAGAGTGACGGATATTCTGAAAGACGAGAATGTGCTCGTCCCCTCAGACCCTTCAACCCTTGCTGAATTAATTATGCGTCATGCTCCTGACTGGAGAAGGATACTCAATGAGTTGCAACGTCATAGTAGAAATGGACAACTGCAACTAGACATTTTGAGTAACTCTTGTTCTGGCAGTATAACAGAATTGTTCAAACATCTCAAAGCAAAGGATTTCAAACAGATGAGGGTTTGGGTCGCTAATAATATGGACGTAGACTCTGCTTCTATTTTTCGAGGGATCTACGATGCTATGAATGACGTTGTCACTCCTAACAGTATCCCGCAACTAGTTCTTGTCCTCGCAGATTATCAGTATAAAAATGCCTTTGTCGCTGATTCTGAATTGAACATGGTTGCTTGTTTGACGGAGGTAATGGCAAATGTCGAGTTTGTTTAAGAGCGTATACAAATTTCGCGAAGACGAATTAATCAAAGAGTTTATCGAGTACATCGATTCAACTTATAAAGGGCATTATGGTCAAGGCGGATTGCAATCTTCAGAGGTAATTGTAGATCGTGGTCATGGACTTGGATTCTTCCTCGGTAATGTTGATAAGTATAATGGTCGTTACGGGAAGAAAGGTACGCCAGACGATCATCGCAAGGATATCGTAAAAATTATTCACTATGGGTTTCTTGCGCTCTATGAACACGATAGAATCCATGGAGATAATGATGGATTGGGATGATTTGGACGAAGAGTTCACCACCACCCTTTCAAAGAAAATGTACAGGTTGATGATTGAATTAAACAAAACTTGCGTGAAAGAGTTTTCTGATTTCACCATGAAAGAGTTGACTGCGATCAAAGAATTTTATGGGGGGAGTCTAGTATACTCAATCTACAAAGATGTAGAGTTTGTTCTTAGCGAACCCAGAGGATCGGATACAATACACTGATGAAAATATTACTTACTGGAACAAGAGGATACCGTAAAGGTTTCATTGCTAGTCGTTTCTTAGAACTCTATAGCGATGTTTATGATATCACTGAATATGAAGGCGATATCCGAGACTTTGAAATTAACATGTTTGATGGTTTCGATATGGTACTTCATCTTGCTGCTATGGCAGGAGTGAGGAGGTCGCACGAAGAACCAGAGTTGTATTGGGATGTGAACGTGGTGGCATCTCAAAAAATTTTTAGGCAATGTGAGGACGCCAGAATCCCAGTTCTGTATGCTTCTTCTTCATCAGTTTACGAATGGTGGTTGTCCCCGTATGCGAGTACAAAGTGGTTCATGGAATACATCGCCCCAAGAAATACTTTGGGTTTGAGGTTTCATACTGTCTATGGTCCTAACAGTCGAGTTGACATGCTGTACGATATGTTATTGAATAAAAAAGTGAGTTACCTAACGGATCATACTCGCGACTGGACTCATGTTGACGATATTTGTTCCGCGATAGATGTATGCCTAAAGAATTTTCACGACATGAAAGAGTATCGCGCGATAGATGTGGGCAACGGGCAACCAGTAACAGTAGTGGATATGGCGAATAAAGTTTGGCCAGATAATAACCTTCCTATCAAAGAAGTTACTGGCGAGAGAGCAGACACTTGCGCTAATCCGACCATTTTGTTGCAATATGGTTGGGAACCAAAGCATCATATACTGGAAGATTGATTATGAACCCCTTTGATTTTTTGAACAGTATTACCTATAACAAGCAAGACCTGATAGTAGATGATGAGACTGAGAAAGGATACAACGCATTCCTAGTCAATCGCGGACTATCTTATTTCCAAGATACTGTTTTGTTAGCAAATGAAATGAACCGAAATCACCACCTTGACGGGAAGTTGCAGTATGACTTTCTTCGCGGAATCGTTCGCAAGAGGAAGAGATTCAGTAAATGGGCGAAGAAAGAAAAGGTAGAAAAGATTGACGTCATAAAAGAGTATTATGGTTATAGTGATGCCAAAGCAGAGTCAGTTTCTGACCTCATTAGTCCGGAACAGTTAGATTATATGCGGAGCAAGTTGTCCAAGGGTGGTATTTGAGGGACGCATTTTTCCTAAATAATACTTAATGTATTGTTCGTCATGACAATAATACCTATAATTTGACTTGGATCTGAAAATATGTATGACGCTGTGTACTGGTCTCCGCAAGATATGCTTGAAGTGACCCTTAATGAACCCGATGACTTTCTCAAAGTAAGAGAAACTCTAACGAGAATCGGCATTGCCTCTCGTAAAGACAAAAAACTATTTCAATCTTGCCATATCCTTCATAAGCAAGGAAGGTACTTCATAGTACACTTCAAAGAACTGTTCCTTTTAGACGGCAAGAAGTCCAACTTAGAAGAATCTGATTTACAGAGGAGAAATACCATCACAATTCTTCTCAGTGATTGGGGACTTGTTAACATAGTAGACCCTTCTAGGGTTAAAGAAAAGGCACCACTTCGACAGATCAAAATTGTTTCGTTTCGTGAAAAGGATGAGTGGGAACTATGTCAAAAATATAACATAGGAAATAAACCCACCAGTTAATATATGATTGATGCTTACATGCTTGTGGATTTTAATAATCCACTTTCTTTGCAATATATGAACTTATCGCTGGAGTCGTTCTCTCGTGTAGACGACTTAGTAAAAATAACTCCAGTACAATGCACTACTCCAGAAACCCTGCCCATAAGGTTCCAAGAAAACGAGGAACCTATCCCCGCATATGTCGATAGAAACGACCCCACTGATTTCCTCAGGGCAAGATATTTTGGAGGGAGTTTTTGTGATAGTCCTTTATATCAGGCAATAATGTATTCTCAATATCAACTGATAAAAAGAATTGCCAACGGCGAACCAATAGCAATAATGGAGCATGATGCTGCTCTGGTGAACGAAGATTCCTTCAGGGAAATGGTGGATTTATTCTGGGAGCAAATAGACGTTTTTATCCCAGGTGCCTGTATGGAGTTCTATGGATTGAGCGAAAGAATTGCCAAATGGATGGTGCATACATTAGATAATTTTCCTTTAGGGGAAACCCCACTAGACAGATTGTCTGGTCCATATGGCGTTCTGAATAGGTCTCCTTACCTTGGTTGGGAAGAAAAAACAAGTTGGTTGGTCCCTACAAAGAGCGAATATGATATAGACAAAACTTGTTTTTCCACAGATAGTATGTTCCATGCTCAATGCGCAAAGGGGCATCTATTCGAACCTGCTTGCAAACAATTTATGTTCAACACTTTAGAAAATACAAATGTAATGAAGTACGACCCAGAATCTACTAATCACTCCCATGATATAGATTATGACGGAAAATCTGGTTATCTTTGGAAAAGGGACTTTGTTTTTATTGACAAACCAGAAGAAATATAGTAGAATATAGTCTATGAGATTTTATACTAATATTTCCCGCATCGGTAATAGCATTTGTTATCGAGGATACAAGGATGGTATCCGAGAGCAATTCAGAGACTCCTTCAATCCCGTCATGTACTTGACCTCTCGTAAAACTGATTGCGAGTGGCGAACTCTTGATGGTCGTTGTGTAGAACCTATGGTTTTTGACAGTATGTCTGAGGCGACTGATTTCGCGAAGCGATATGAAAATGTTGACTCTTTAGAAGCACATGGTAATACCAACTTCGCCGCACAGTATATACAAAAGAACTATCCAAAAGACATACAATACGATTCTTCTGTAATCAAGATAGCGAATATCGATATCGAGGTTGCTTCTGATGATGGATTTCCTGAACCAGAACGTGCTGATGCTGAGGTTCAATCTATTTGTCTGAAGTATTTTGGGATAAAGACAGTTTATATCTGGGCACTTGAAGAGAAATACGAACCATCTAAGACTGAATTGGATATTAATCCAGAGGACATTATTTTCATCAAGTGTGACGGTGAACTTGATCTTCTATTAAAGTTTATTCAGTTTTGGAATCATAGGGATACTTGTCCGGACGTGGTTACAGGTTGGAACGTGCGTATGTTTGACCTGCCCTATCTTATCAACCGAACTAACCGACTGATTGGCGTTGATACTTCCAAAAAAATGTCTCCGTGGAACATGGTTCGGGAAAAGCAAGTCAGTTTACAGGGTAGAACTCAACAAGTCTACGATATCGTGGGAATTGAGCAGTTGGATTACTGGGACCTGTTTCAGAAGTTTGGTGTTTATTCTTATGGAGTACAAGAGTCATACAAACTTGACCATATTTCTAACGTCGTTCTCGGAGAGAAGAAACTTTCCTATGAAGAACATGGTAATTTATACACCCTGTACAAAGAAGACTATCAGAAGTTTATTGACTATAATATCAAAGACGTTTTGCTAGTAGAACGTATCGACGAGAAGATGGGTCTGATTGACCTCGCCATGACCATTGCCTACAAGGGTGGTTGTAACTATCAGGAAGCATTTGGTACTACGCAACTCTGGGACACCTACATTTATCGCGAACTTTGTAGTCGTAAGATTGTTGTCCCTCCCAAAATGGATCATGGTAAGGTCGACTTCGGTGGTGGGTTTGTAAAGACACCACAAATTGGTCGCCACTCTTGGGTTGTTTCTTTTGACTTGAACTCTCTGTATCCTCACTTGATCATGCAGTTCAATATGTCCCCTGAGACTATCGTTTCAACTCGAACCTCTGGTGTTACTGTAGACAACTGCCTTGATAAAACTCGTCCCGATTCTAAATCCCCAACGGATTGTATCGCCGCCAATGGTGTTCACTTCAGCAAAGACGAACGTGGTGTTCTCCCCTCTATCATTGATGGTTTGTATTCTGAAAGAAAACAGATCAAAAAGAACATGCTTGGCGCACAATCTCAGGTTGAGAAGGGTGTTGCTGGTGCTGAGAAAGAGATAACGAAACTCGACACTCAGCAGATGGCGATTAAGATTATGATGAACTCACTCTATGGTGCGCTCGGTAATCGCTGGTTCCGATACTATGATATTCGCATGGCAGAGGCAATCACCATGTCGGGTCAGTTGTCTATCCGCTGGGCAGAAAAGGCAGTGAACCAGTACATGAACAAGATTGTTGGTACTGAAGACTTCGACTATGTTATCGCGATTGACACTGACTCGGTGTATGTAAACTTCGGTCCACTCGTTGAGAAGATGGGACTGACAGACACCGACAAGACGGTACAGGTGCTGTCGCAGATTGGTGAGGATAAGTTCGAACCACTGTTTGAGAAGTCATACGCTGACCTTGCCAACTACATGAACGCATACGCCAACAAGATGGTGATGGGTCGTGAGGCAATCGCCGATGCTGGTATCTGGACCGCCAAGAAGCGATACATCCTCAACGTGCATAACAACGAGGGTGTCCAGTATGCCAAACCTAAGTTGAAGATCATGGGTATCGAAGCAGTCAAGTCGTCTACCCCTGCCTCTTGTCGTGATGCGCTGAAGGGTCTGTTCAAGGTGATGATCACTGGCACCGAGAAACAAACACAGGATGCTATCAAACTATTCAAAAAGCATTTCAAGAGTCTTGCTCCTCATGAGGTAGCATTCCCTCGTGGTGTATCAGACATAGGAAAATGGCGCGACCGTAATACGGTGTACAAAAAGGGTTGCCCGATACACGTGCGTGGTTCTCTATTATACAACAAATTACTACTTGACAATGGGTTAGAAAAAAGGTATAATACTATCAAAGATGGTGAGAAGATTAAATTCCTCTATCTTGACAAGAAGAACCCTATGAAGGAAAATGTGATAGCATTCTATGATTTCCTTCCGAAAGAGTTTGGATTGCACAAATATATTGATTATGATACACAATTTGAGAAGGCATTTCTCGCCGTTGTTCGCCCAGTTCTGGAGGCGATCGGTTGGACAGAGGAGGAAGTCATCTCGCTTGAGGACTTTTTTGGGTAATGTATTCCCTGACAATTTTTCGTAATGCGTTCGACAATAAAACGCACAGAAAGATGGACTTTCCCGATTGGGAAGGTCTTGTCGCATTGCTAGAAAAATTGAGTAAAGTTTCCCTATCAGGAAAGAAAGAAGCGCAACTGATCAGTCCAGCAGTTTACAAAGAAGGGACCACACGTGCTAACAAAAATGTTGAATGCTGGGCAAACTGGGCATGTGTTGATGTCGACGATTATGAAGGGGACATAGAAGATGTACTTAATCGGTTTTCAAATAATAACATTGTGGTTTACTCTACTGCTTCATCTACACCTGAAAAAATTAAATTCAGAATTGTCTTTGATCTCGATAGAGCAGTTGGAAAAGAAGAGATCAAAAAATTCTGGTTTGCTCTTAATAAATCCATTGGCGATCTTGGAGACGCACAGACAAAAGACAGTTCGCGAATGTATTACATCCCAGCGGATTACGTTGATGCTTTTAATTTTTTCTACACTAGGACTGGCGAACCAATTTCTGT